GATGATAACCACTGGTACTCACGGTTCTTGCATAACAAGATTAAGCACTGCTACGTTGTGGTGCCTAGCATTGATTGCTGCATTGTCCACTCTAGGACTACCGCAAAGTTTGATTTGTTTAACGAATCCGATATAAATGGTATAATCGACCCTAATTCTATAATAATTGGTTATAAGCAAAAACCTAGTTCGCGGTCTTTGTTTATGTTGAACACTTGTGTGGGGCATACCAAACAACTACTTGGTATTAACAAGCCATTTATATGGACTCCGTATCAACTATACAAATACTTGAGGAATGAAGATGAAATCACCAAAAGCACCTAAGCCTACGGCGGCAGAAACGGCTATGATTACGCGGCAAAGTATGCAGCTAGATGAAGAAATGGCTAAAAATGAAAAGCGGTTAAAGGCTGTAGCAAGAGGGGCTTTAGGGTCAAAGTCTTTACTAGGTACTGCAAAGCAAGCTGCGGCTAAGGAAGTAAAATCAGGAGCTACTCCAAACAAGACAATGCTTTCTTCTTTGCCCAATAAAGGCTTGAGAGGCTACCGTTAATGGAATTGCCTAAAGAGCTTGGGTCGCTGAATGACCTGAAGAAGCGGGAAGCCAGTGCCTTTGATCGCAACGGTATGTGGCATAGCGTCCTTGATGACGTATATGAGTACTTCCTTCCTAACCGAAACTTGTTTGACGATAACACTGCTGGTCAAAACAAGATGAATAACATCTTTGACTCAACTGCTTTAGAGGCGATACAACAAGGTGCGAGTAAGTTACAAGAAAACATTGCCCCTATCTGGTCGCGTTGGGCTACGTTTGCCCCTTCTGAAAGAGTTATTAAGCTCCTTGAGTCTGGTGACTTTGATGTTTCTGAAGACGATATACGGGCCAATCTTGAACGTCAGGCCGAAACAATCTTTGATTTCATTAATCGTTCCAACTTTGCTACTCAGTTTTATGAGCACGCACTTGATCTTCTTGTGGGTACTGGCACGTTACGCATAGATGAAGACGACAGTGATGACATGCCCCTTATCTTCAGTGCTATACCGCAGAAAGGTATTGCGTTTGAGGAAGGCCCTAACGGAAACGTGGAGACACACTGGCGTAGATTTAAAGTTAAGGCGCGTAACCTAGAGAGGCAGTGGCGCGGATTTAAACTGTCTGAGGCAATGAAAGAAGTAGTCGCCAATAAGCCTGATACAGACGTAGAGGTTAGCGAGGGGGTTGTATTTATGCCTAAGTCTAAGACCTATTATGGCTGTGTGTGGGTAAAAGGTGAGCAACAGATCAGTTGGATGCAGGACTTTGGTGCTTCTAGCCCTTGGGTTACAGGTCGTTACTCTAAAGTGTCTGGTGAAATCCGTGGTCGTGGCCCAGCACTACAAGCGTTACCTGATGTGCGCTCGTTAAACAAAGCTAAAGAGTTTGTTTTGCAGAAGGCTGCTATTGATCTTGCTGGTATGTACACAGCTACTGATGACGGCGTGACCAACCCCTACAATTTGGTTATTAGCCCAGGCATTGTTATTCCCGTTGGCTCTAACAACTCAAGCAACCCGTCTATACAGCGTTTAGACACTGGCTCTAATCTACAGTTAGCACAATTCCAGATCAACGATATGCAAATGGCGATCAAGCGTGCGCTGTTTAACGATCTGCGTGACCCTAGTGGTGCTGTACGATCTGCCACAGAGGTTGCTATTGAGTCGCGTGAGCTTGCCAAGCGTATTGGCTCTGCCTTTGGTCGTCTACAGACAGAAGTCCTTATACCCATCATTAAGCGCGTTGCTGCAATCCTGACTCGCCGTGGTATTATTGAGCCTATTCAGCTTGATGGCCGTGACATTGATATTAAATTCCTGTCTCCCTTAGCTAAAGCGCAGGACGGTGAAGACATCCTTAGTGTTCAACAGGCCGTGTCGTTTGTATTGCAGACTGCTGGCCCTGACCAGGCTAAGATTGGATTTAAGCTTGAGGACTTTGGTACCTGGGTAGCCGGTAAAACAGGTATGCCTGCTGAGTTAGTTCGCAGTGAGTCAGAGAAAGCGCAGATAATCCAAGCTGGTGCCCAGGCAGCACAGCAAGGAATGGATGTTTCTACTTCACCACCACAGCAAGGTCAGACTACCCTATGAGCTGGGACACTATCAACAAAGGCGACTTTAACGCCGAAAGCGCAAAACAAGCCAATGACGCAGCTAGAGCAAAAGCTGCTGAGTTGGCTAAGGCTTACAACAGGTGCTTTGGCACTGATGACGGTAAGCGTGTACTAGAAGACTTAACGCAACGATTTATTTTCCAAAACAACACACCCTTTGGTTCCCAGAACCCTGACTACGAGGCTGCTTACCATAATGGTGAAAGCGGGTTAGTTAAATTTTTAATCAACCAAGTACAGCAAGCTAGAGTACTATAAAATTACCGTGGAGGTAATATGTTAGATAATACAGATCAGGCCGCAGAAGTAACAACTGGCGATACCCTACTAGACTCATCCGCTCCTACACTTGGAGATGGCGAGTATTTTCTTACAGACGGTATTAAAGGGTCTGGTGACAGTCCCGAGTGGTACAAGGCAGACAAGTATAAGTCTGTTGCTGAACAGGCCAAGGCTTACACAGAGCTAGAGAAGAAGTTTGGTGGGTTTACTGGCGCACCTAAAGATGGATATGCTGGCATTGAAGGCATTGAGAGTGATGACGC